CGCCCCCTGTTGACGATGGGATCCTTCTTTGATGGATTTCCGTCTTAACACGCTCCACAAACTGCATAGCAAGGTGTGAAGGCATGTTGCCCACATCAACGTAGAATACTCTGCGCTCTGGCGCACGTTGGACACGATAGATGATAATCGCATCCTCAAGCAGTTCCTTCTGCTTGTAAACTTTAAAGATAGTTTCTAATAGACTGTTGCCAAATGGATAGTTATTGTCTAAACCTTCTGATAAACTTAGATGTACAACATGTTCTGCATCAACAGTAATTTCATTTTCTTCTCTTTGAAATCTGCTTGCACTTTGGTTTACTTGAGGTTGTCCGACCATACCTCTTGCTCCGCCTGTAGGCTGATAAAGAGGATTACCACTTGTTACATTAGATCCTGTTTGATAAGGTGTTGTTAAAACGTTTTCTTTAAAATTAATATTAAAGTTTTTAATAATGTATTGCTCAGGAGTTTTACCTTCGCTTTCATTTACAATAATACTAGTTACATTTGCAGGATCAACATGAAACCATTTTTTAGTTTCTGGATCTCTTACAAAGAATTGATCTCCATATTTAAAAACATTTCTAAGTATGCGAAACATTCTTGTATCAAAACTATTCAGTCTACACCATTGTTGCAAATACTTTTGAATAATTGTTGTTTCTGAGTTTGTTGCTTTCTGTTTGAAATTAATTTTAAAATGTGTGTCGTTAGATTTATGTTTTTGAGTACAAAATTCTGCTAGTATGTCTAGTGCTGCATTGACTTCTGAATCTAAATCCATAGTATTATATTGACCGTAACGTTCAACACGATTAGGCGATCCTACATATACATCAGGTAGATAAGAAGAATAATTTGTTCTTGCTGGTCCTGCTTGACTGTTACTTTTTCTATTGCTCAAAGGAGAAAAACTACCAGTAGGATTATCTCCTGTCTGTACTGGTGTAAAATATTTTTTCCAACTCATCTAATTCTCCGTTATCTTAAAACACTACCTCTGATAGTGTTACTGCCTATTCCTCTAACACCTCTAGCAACTTGTCTATCAACATCGTAAGATCTTTCTAAAACGTGTAAAACTGCTTTCATTGTGTTATTTAATTCTTGAAGCATACCATTTGATGCATTATTATAACTTGGATTCATCATATTGTCAAGTGCTTGTCCTGCAGGACTTGATTGAGGAACAACAGCTTCTTTGCCATGTAATACAGCTAGTGAACCTCTTCCAAAATCTTGGAATCCTTTTGTACCTCTTGCAAAACTTCGATCTTGCATTGCATCGTATACACGTTGTACAAGTTCAGTTTCTTGATCTGACAATCCTTGAGATCTGCTTTTTTCCAGTAACGATTCTATAGCATTTGATGTTACCATTGAAGGATCTAAAGGTAACATCATATCCATTCCGCCTCTAGTCTCTCTATATTGAGTAGCAACACCGGCAGCATTAGCAAGTTGTTGATATAATTCTGTGCCTGCTAGTCTGCCATCAATATCTGATAAATTAAAGAATCCTTCGCCCGATAGGTCTTGTAGTTGACCTGTTGCTGAACCTGTATCAATACCAAACACAGCCATGTCAATTGCTCTACGGAATTGTCTTCCTATGTTTGTAATTAATTCATCCCAAGCAGCTTGCGGATCTTCTGTAAATTTTACTATCCATTCTTCTATAGCAGTAACAAATCCGTCCATTTTTTCTCTAACAAATCCGATTGCTTTTTCAAATTTAGAACCTTCTCCTGTTTCGTCGTTTGTAAAGTCACTCATCCAGCTCGAAAATGAATTAAGTGCAGGAGTAATTGCTGCATCTAAGAATGGATTGATAAATTGTTCTTCTAGCGTAGTTCTTGCATTACCGATACTTTGTCTAAATAAAGTTATTGCATCACGTTCTTCATTTGCAGAATCAATAACACCTGCATTAAAGTCTTCAATAAATTTGTCTCTCATAAATCTAAATGTGCCATCAGCATTTTGTTCTATGTATTTAGAAAGCTGATCAGCACTCATATTTAAATTTTCAGAAAGTATTGCAGGAACACCGCTTATTCCTGATGCACCTGCTTTAATAACTTCTAAATTACTAGATGCTGAAGCAAGCTGGGCTTCTAATTGATTAGCTATTCTTTCTCCCCTAGTTGCTTGCATAGTTTCAGCTGTGAGCTGTCCTGTTAATATTTTATTCAGCTCTGTGTTAAGAAGATCAAAGGACTGTCTTTGCAATGTTTGAAACACTTTTTGTTCATCACTAATTGCAGGCATACCTAAGAAACTTAATTTTATAGCGTCAACACCTGCTTGTCCCATAGTTTCTGCTGCTTCAGCCATTAATGCATCAAGTGCATCTTGTTGATCACTACTGAGCCTTGCTCTTTCCATTTGGAATGCTATGTCAGCTTGTGCTAGTGCTAGTTGTTCTTGCTGTGTTTTAATGTCTTTACCTGTAAGTCTTGCAAGTATAGTCATATTTTCAGTAAGCATTGCTGCTGCAAGTGCTTGCTCTTTTGCAGTTCTTGTTTCATCTGCTCTACCGGCTCTGTCTAAGTATTGGTAGTATGCTAACTGATCTGCAATTTCTTCAGTAGTAAAACCTAGTCTACCAAACTGCTGAATTAAATCTTCACCTAGAGCTGCTTGTAATTGTCTAGTTGCAGCTACACCTCCGTTAACTGTGCCTCCAAATGCAGCAAGTCTCTGTGCATTCTGTTGAACAAATCCAGAAAGCTCGCCGAGATCCATGTATAATTCTCTAGCAGCTACCCTTAGATCACCTAAATCACCTCCGAAGCTGCCTCCAACTTTACTCAGATCTGAAAATGTTTCGTAAGATGCATCTAGCCGATCTGTAAAGAATGTAAGTGCTCCGCTTGCAATAGGTATATGTTTGGCAAAGTCACTTAATTGATTTGAACTTCCTAGTACTTCTCCTGCAAAGCCAAGGATCGTATCTATTGCCATGTCTAGACCTGCAGAGAATAATCCTAATGCACCTTTGCCTAGTCTGTTCAATGCACTTGCATTATCTTCTACTGCTTCGGTATGATCTTCTAGTGCTTGTCTGTTTTTTGTAACAGTTTTTAAATTATCTTTGACAGCTTTGTCGTAAAGATTCATTGTTTGAGCAACATTTGACTTAGGATCACTACCTGTTTTCCTAGACATGTTCTCAATAGCCGCAACGAGCTTTTGAAGTGTTACTTCACTAGCAACACCATCGCCGCCGACATTAGTAATTTGTGCTTCTTCTGCCAAAAGTTATTTTTCCAATTATGTGCGCATATAAATATGTTGTATATATAGTTATACAGTATTATTTATCCGGAGAAAATTATGCAGGAAATAGAACCATCGGGTGCAAATCCCCTTAAAAAGTATTTTAGACAACCTAAAATATATCTAGAATTGCCTAGTAAAGGAAAATTCTATCCAGCAGGTTCATTAGATATGACAGAAACAGGTGAATTACCTGTGTTTCCTATGACTGCAAGAGATGAACTTATAATGAAAACACCGGATGCACTAATGAATGGGCAAGCCACTGTAGATTTAATTAAGAGCTGTGTGCCTAACATTAAAGATCCTTGGCAGATGCCTTCAATTGATTTAGATACTGTTCTTATTGCTATCAGAATTGCAACGTTTGGAGAAAATTTAGAACTAACACAAGTGATTCCAGGTCTTAACGAAGAAAGAAGTTTCGGTGTAGATCTTAGATATGTATTACAGAAGTTTTCGGGTGCAAAATATGTAGACGAAATTGAAGTAGACGATATGTTAGTAACTTTACAGCCACTAACCTATAGACAATTTACAGAAAATAGTTTGAAAACATTTGAAGAACAACGAATTTTTAGAACTGCTACTAGTAATAATATGTCTGAAGCTGATAAACTACAGATTTTCAGCCAAAGTTTTCAAACACTTACACAACTTACAGTTAATATGATGGTAGATAGTATTAAATCTATTACAGTAGACGGCGAAGTTGTTGATAATCCTAAATTTATCCAAGAATTTATAGATAATGCAGATAAAAAAGTATTTTCTATGGTCTTAGAACATTTAGAAGGACAAAAAAATTCATTTACAATGGAACCGTTACAAGTTACATTTAGTGAAGAAGATATTGCCGCAGGTGCACCAGAAAAAATGGAAATTCCTGTGTCATTTGATCAAGCAAATTTTTTCGCATAAGTATCTTGTCTCGTAGTATGGATGATATTCTTGGAATTATGGATCAATACGACAGAGACAAGAAAAATATCAAACACGAACTTTATAAAATGTGTTGGTACATGAGAGGAAGCGTATCTGTAGACGAAGCTTATACGATGTCTATTGAAGATCGCGAAATTATAGGTAAAATTATACAAGAAAATTTAGAAACTACAAAAAATACAAACTTACCGTTTTATTAACCGTATTTTTTCATTATTGCTTGTGCTAGTGCAACTTTTTGCTCATCAGACATACCACTTACTGCACTAACAACATTTGCAGGTATCTTAGGCTTTGCTGCTGGCTGAGATCTTTGAGATTTAAATTGTGCGGGAGCATTTACTGGAGCAGTAGAAGGCAATTGCATTGCTTTTTGTGCAACATCTCTAAAGATCTTCTTAAGATTTGGCTTTTGTGTTGTATCTAGCTTACTAGTATCAACTTTTTTGTAAGATAAGAAGTCTATAATGTCTTGCCAAACTACTTGATTTACTTTTTTACCCTGTGTTCCAAGATATCCTGCAAATTCTCTTGTCAATTTATCAGCAGTTGCAACCATATCTTTTTTACCAGCTTTTTGTGCTCGCTTTAGATCACGTCCTCTTTTAGTTAAAGGAATAAATTCATTTAAGTTTTCATCAAGATCATTTATTTTCATTTTTTTAACCTTATCTTATACAGTATTTATATATCTACTTCGTAGATATAAGTTTTCGCTAATCGCTCAAACTAAACACTTCGTTTTTTTATAAAGTTAAGCGTTTTACGAAGTAAAACGTTGTAATTTCATGTAGATTAATTAGTCAGACGGAACCTCGCAAAAGGTTCCACCTTCTCGAACTTCATGTGAGTTGCATAGCCGAGACTTGGAAGTAGGTATTTGACTTGCTCCTTGGGCTCTAACCTTTCCCAACCTACGTCGACATCTAATGTTACTTCAATTTAACATTAAACACGTTAATGTTATTTCGAAATTACATTATATCCCCCGCTTCGTTCCTAGTGCTAAGGGGTTTTTAGGAGCATATAGCCTGTTGGACAACGTCACACCACCGGCTACGAGCATTACCTCGGCTGATTCTTGACGGGCTTACGCCAACTGTGTCCTTATATAGCCTTGTTTCTGTTTTGAAGTGCCTCTATGAGAGTCTTTGATCCGCCTACACGTACATTAATAATACCGTTATAGTATTCTTCTGTTTCTAAAACACGCCTGTCAAATTGTTCTTTAGCTTCTAAGTAAGACATTTCTGCTCTTGAACTGCAAAAATATAAAATTTCTCGTGTAAATTTATCTGCGCCTAGTTCTTCTACGTCTGCTTGTAATTTGTCTGACGATCCCCAATAGTCACGCCAGTCTGATTCTTTGTATCCACGTCTTTTATTCTTTTTGCCTTTAAGCGGTGGCTTGGTTGTTTTAAATTTTGCTAGTTTTTTGCCTATGTACTTGCGATCGTTTGTTGTATTGGTTATCAGATAAACAAAACCTTCATATTCATCTGGTATAGTGTCTATTTTTTCACCCTGATATGTCCAATCCATACATTACTTATGGAGTTTCTTTCTCGGCCGACTGTTATTTGGATTTTTATATTTTTCTTTACTGTCTAAATATTCTTGCCTTACTTCTTTGTGCCGTTCTTTGCCTATATCTATGATTGTTTTAATTTGTTTTCTTAATGCATAGTATTTTCTTACTGAAGGTCTTCTACTCCACGCTTCATTTATAGAAAAATAATCTAAATATGCCTTAACTAATTCGTCATGTATGTCTTTTTTCATGTCATTCTACTATTTCAATATCGTTTTCATAACTTGTAAAGCCATTTTCTTTAACAACTTTAAGAACATTATTAACTCTGCCTACTAATTCATCTTTATGTGAGATCAAATAGATATTTTTATCACGTTCTCTACCCATTTTCTTAAGGATACCGAGAGAATTTTCAACGCCTGCACTATCCATGCCTGAATCTATTAACTCGTCAATGAATAACAAGTTAATGTTTTGATATAATGATTCCCAAACATCACGGAATGACCACGATAGCGAAAGTATCAATCTATTACGTTCACCTCTAGACAAGTTATCAAAATCTAAATCTCGACCTAGTTCAGTGATCTCTACAGTTAGGTCATTTAAGAAAGTAA